GTACCTACGCCTGCAAGTGATGCATTAAATTGCCTTGCCTGTTCTGCAAGTTGCGCTGACTGTAGTCCATAACCTGCTATTGTTGCTGCTTCGCCAAATCTTGCACCACGCAATTGTTCAGCATAGCCAGCCTGTAATCCCCCACGTTGTCCTACAAGTGATGTTCGCTGTTGTCCAAGTCCACCCTTATACTGCTCCAGTGCTCTTTGTATTGCGCCGATTTCTCTTTGTTTGGCAGTCTCAATGCCTTCAAGCCCAACTGCTTCACGCTCTCCCGCTCTTGCCAGTAGTTCCTGACGTCCACCGCCACGGCCAGTTCCCATAGCTGCAAGCCCCTGTTCTCCTGCTACCATATTTTCATAAATAGATTTCTGCAAGGAACGCCTTGCTACAGGATATGCTTCATTTATTGCTCTCTGGCTTTCTTCTGCGGTGTATCCTGCCTCCTGAAGCAGTCTATCAATTTCAGCTAGTTGCGGATTAATCTCATTATCAGCCATCATGCCTGCTGTTTCCCATATACCTGACAGGTCAACTTCAGGAAAGGCATAGGCTGGTGCTTGATAGGTTGCTGCTACGCCTCCACCCCCACCTGTTGTTGCTGGTGGTCGTGTTGCTGCAGGAGTAACTGAAGTAGACTGTCTAGCCAGTTGTTCTAATTTACCAGCTTCAGAAGCAGCAAATTTTTGAGTAGCATCTGGAGACGCTATGAATTTTGTATATCTTTCGGCAAGAAGCTGTGCCTGTGTTTTTGGCGGTACATAAGGCTTTACATATGTTGGGTAACCCGTTTTTCCTAAAACATATTGTCCTGTCTCATCATTTACCAAATCATTCCACACACTTTTTAGATACTTTTTTATATTCACTTTTATCCCTCCTATTAAAATTTATTTTACCCTCATATATTGACCGTGGATTTTGAATCCTTGAATTGAAAAATCCTGATTCGCATAAATATTCTGAAATCGGACTTTTATAAGTTCACCTAAATATTTTAATTTTATCCTTACTTTCTGGCTTGACACTAAATTTGACACAGTTGAACCTGAACCGAATGTAAATCTGCTAAATAAACTCTTCCCCCATAGTGGGTGTTGTATAGCCGATGTTGCATTAGTTTTTGTAAAACTGTAAGCATTTATAACTAACCCTTTCTGGACATATATAACACAGGTGAATGACCAAATCGCAGATGCCTTGATATTTACATCAAGAAGTTTAAACCACTTTAGTGAATCAAATATTTCTGCGTCGTAATATTTGCTATCAAAGAAAGCCTGAATTTCAGCACCATCAAAATATGTATAAGCGTCATCTATAACGTAAACATATCCATTATCTCCGCCATAGACCAGTTTATTTCTAAATACTGCAAAACAATTAGCAGTAAACCCTCTAATCTTTGACCATGCAGGAAGCCATCCATCTTTAGTCTGGACTGCCCTGAAGTCTAAGACATGAATTTCAGAATTTGAAGTCCTTCCTTCTCCTGGAACAGCCAGGTAGTATTTATGGTTAAATACCCTACCCGATGAGTTATGAAGATAATATTTATTAAATTTAGCAAAATCAGGCTCTATCTTATTTGAAAGTGTAATTGTATCTACAACTATTGTGGAAAGAAGCCTGTTTCTCTGTAAGCTGTAAAGACCGTCATCATCAAGACATAAGACTTCGCTAACGCTGTAATCAATAGTATCGTATGCAATACCACCTACTGCATTATTAGCAATCTTAATTACCCAATCGCCAGTTTCAGGGTCTGGGTTTGTACCTGAAAGTTGATAGGTCTTGTGTCCCACATAATAAGTGCCATCGCTATCGGTAATCTTTTTTGCCTTATAAAAGAACATATCGCCTTCATAAATAGCAGCCCCCATCAAGACTCCGCCATCATCAGCTCCTACAGTACGATAAGACGTACCTTTAGACAGTTCTGGCTTATATAGTTCACTGTAATAAAAATCTGAACTATCAGGCAGTATATATAAAATTCTTTCGTCTTTTTCTATTACAAACTTGCTTTTTGGAGGAGGTGTGTTATTTGTCGGTGCAGTCTTCCATGAAAGCAAATCGTCAACATCATTATCGGTATAGGTGGTGGTGGTATTATCATTAATTGTATGAAGTTCATAACCTACCGTTCCACCTGCCTTTGTACGGTAAAGTTTTCTCTGTGTGCAACCTGTCCCGCCTAAAGGGATATTGGTTACATTTACTTTCTGTGCAGAAGGTGCAATGACAGCCGATTTTAGCCCAACATTAGACTCTGAACCACTGTACACAAAAGATACCCAGTAGTAATAATTGCCCGTAAGCAGCCCCGCTGCCCCTACTGCCACAGTCGGTGCAGTAGTAGGATCAGCCAGTCCCATATTTCTAACGGAAGTGAAGTCATAAATCTGATTAGCGTCAACTCCATTTACCATGATTACGTTATCAGCATAGGTATAACATGACCACTTCCTATTTAAAGTAAATCCATCTTTAAGAAGTGAAAATGTAGCCCCACCGTCAGTTGAAACATAAATTCCTTTTCCGCAAAATGCAAGTAAGTGTGAAGTGCCATCGCTTTTAATTGCCTCGTATAGATTGCTTACAGAGTTATCTATATAGACATAGAAACATAAATCATAGGTTGATTGATAATCCCATCCACCCTCATAATAAGAATAATTTCCTGAATGACTACCAACATAATCATAAGTAGCCAAAATATAATTATTTATATCTCCACCAGAATATTCAAGGGTTACAACATATTTTGTACCATTTACTAAAGTTATCTTATTGACACCAGTAAAATTAAAATTAATGAGTTGATAATTCATACTACTTATAAAAGAAACATCAACACCATCAGAAACAGCTAAAGCTACACCAGTGGGTTTACTTGATGTCCCATAAGTTCCACTATGAGCATAAATCTTAGCATAAGCATAACCTGTTGGTGAACCTAATTTGCTAAGATAAAATACAACACTGGCTAATGGCGCTACACCATCGCCAGTAATAGATTGTCCAACCGCAGTTTTTCCACCAGAATATATACTCCTCGTATTAGTAGTATGACTCTCACTATAACTATCTACAATCCCAATCGGCAGTGTGTTCATTTTTCCAGAACCATCAACTTTCTTTAGTGCACCTCTTTCTTCAAAGTCAAAGTTTTCAATATCAACTGCTTCGATGTCAGCTATAAGTGTATTTGAATCCTTAGTATTGCGACCACCGCCTAAATTAGGTACATCTATAACAAATCGATTTTTATTTGTAATCGTAGGCATAATTTATCCTAATAACTAAATCCTAAATCTTTTGGTAATATTAATTTTACATAAAGAGAGAAAATCCACCCGCATTAAACCCATAAGCATAGTTTGGTGGTGCAAAATTTGCTGTCCATCTTGCTATTCCTTTTGATATACGAAGTTCATCTATCCAGCCATTAAGAGAAGCTGAAGCATCTGCGCAAGCACCAATGGAAACTACTGTCGTATTAATCATTACTGTTTGCGATACTGTTGTACTTGCTCTTAAGATACCATCAACATGTAAATTCCATACGTTTCCGTATCTAACTGCTGCAATATGATACCATACTCCCGTAGTGAGCACTCCTCCGAATAAAAAAGAAGTAAGCACACCCCAAGTTGTACCATTAGCGGAACTTGCAAAATAAAGATTTGTGGCATCAGTAAATATTCCAAACGGAGCAAAAGTAGCACCACTTGCAGTTTTGATTATTAATCTTGTATTTCCAACTACATTAAACATAACCCAAAAATCAATAGTAAAATCACCAGACCCAAAATCAAAGTCGGCATGGTTTGGAGTAGTTAAACAATCACCAGTTCCATCAAATAATCCAGAAGCCCCACCAAATTTAGATTGTGCGGTAGATATTTTAGCGTGTCCAACTGCTGTAACTGCTTTACCTAATGCACTATCAATAAAAGTTTGCGAGCCATCAGTACCGTTGCAATGTAATAATAATTTTATATAACTATCTAATCCTGGCATAATTTACCCCCTAAAATCCTTCTATAACCATCATTAAATCCCACTTTGTATCTGTGAAATTATAAATTAAACCGACATATAGAGTTTTACTTATAACTGTTGTTGTAGGCTTAGCAATATCTGTACCTGCCCGATAAATAGCATTCCAGGATATTGCTCTTGCAGTTCCATTGTCTTTTATTCTTATAAGCAGTCCCTGCCCTTGTGTCGGTGTTCCTGTCGGTGCTCCAAAAGTTGCTGCTTCTGCCAGTGCTGTAATTGTATAAATATCAGTAATATCAGAGTTAGGAGTAGGTGTTGCACTTGAGGCAATAGTTACTTCTCTTTTAGTAATTCGTTTATTGGTTAATGTTGCTGTATTAATTTGTGTAACAACTCCACCAGTAGAAAATACAGGGTCTGACGAAAGAGTCTTTACTCCTGCTATAGTTTCATCACCAGTTTTACCCACAAAATTAAATGCCCCAGTAATACCAATTGCTGTCAGAGCTGCTCTAAGTTCCGCTACTATCCTTGTCCACATAGTAGCCGTGAATGTCAAAGATACCTGTTTTCCTGCAGCATGAATAGCTGTGGTAGTATTACCATATCCACGAGTACAACCGGTAAAAGAACCAGCAGTTTTACCTGTATGATAAAAAATTTCATCTTCAACAGTTGCCTCACCTATAGCATCAAAATTAGTTGTTGAAGTCACATAAATTGTAGTATCTGAAGCTGAAGCCTCACTAGATAGAGTTGTAGATAAATTATTGTAAGCAACTCCAAAATATGAAGCTACCTCTATTGAAGTTGGAAATGCCATAAAATCACATCCTTTTTATAATGGTGATAAAGGATAATTAGAGCCTAAAAAGTTGCCTGTCTCCGTGTCTTCTCCACTACCCTTAACGATTCTCTCATCTCTCTTTTCATCTGCTTTTATAAGTTGCGCTATCCCCTGTCTATATTCACGCTCAAAGTCTTGAGCAGCACCGCCCATCTCCAGGTGCTTTGCTGTTATATAAAGCGCACCTTTGGCAAGTACCCACCTGTAACGCAAGGGAACAATTGGAGTACTATTATCAGCAGACATCTCTATTACCCTTTTTTTGTAACGGTAGTAAATATTTCTTGCCTGGTTTGGAATTGGATAAACAGCAATCTTAATATAATCTGTCGAGTCGTAGCCAATGATTGAATACATGGAAGGATAGCCAAAAGAATTTCGCAGAGGGTAATACTTGTCCATAAACTCAATATCTCTTTTAACAAGTCTTTGAGGATAATTTTCCTGTCTTACTGCAAGGATGTCTTCAACATCGGAAGCCAGCGAGTATTCGTCCTGATATATTTTATAAGTCAGTCCGCTTCCACTGTCGCCAGCATAGACAGTTGTAAGAGTCATTGAAGTTGTGCTTACAAAAGTTGCTACCACGTAAGTTGCACCACCGCAGTAAAACTTTCTTCCCACCATACCTTCTACCCATACCGTATCAGTGCCTGTTATAGTTGCAGAACCTTCAGTAACCGAAACCGTCCCAGTCTCATATGGTTTTACTGTAATAAAAGATAAATTTCCGTATAGCCATGAGAAGTTATGAGCCTGGCATATCTCCTCCAGGACGTCATTTAAAGCCTGCTTGACTACAGTTTCTACATCGGTGTCAGTTATGCCAATTTTTTCCAGCACCGCTGTTTTAATATTTGCGTAAGTGTCATAAGCCATAATTAATCCTCAAATTCAATCTTTAATTAATCCTCAAATATAACCGCAACTTCTGGAGTTGTACCTGTGATGGTTGCATAAATATCAGTACTGCATTGAATACCGTTAGTGAACTCGACATAATCAAAACTTCCGGTCCCTACAGGCAGTGTTACTGTTTTCTGTGTTCCTGAAGCTCCACCATCCAATAATTTAACGCTTGCTGAATCAGTTCCAGCTTTGATTGCCACTCCCAGAATTCTTGCAGCAGTTGCGACTATTGTCGTAGAAGCACTTACTACTTTTGATTTTCCTTGTGCATTAATCATTTTACACTCCTATCGCTATCCATTTGCCGTCTTCGTCGCTAACACAAGTCATAGTTACTGTGCCACCTGAAATTGTAACTAAATTTACAGTTGCGGCTTGTGATGTTCCACAACTTGAGTTGAAGTAAAATACTTCATTCAGTCCTGTAACTATTGCTCCGCCAGTACTGCCACTTGCATTTGTGTAAGTTCCCATAACAACTCTTAGATCACCAAATACGGTAGTCTTTTTAACTGTATATGTCCCATCTGCTGCCATTTTATTCCTCCTCTTTTAATTGTTTGCTTTTAAAATAATGATCAACTACTATTCTTTCGCCTAAATGTCCTACCTGAACAGTAGTATCAACAAAAATCCTATGTCCTAACTTCTTTGCGTTAAGACAGAAATTCAAATCTTCCCGGAGTCCATTTTTGTCAAGATAGAAGTATGGTTTTTTCAAATCTTTAAATACTGAAGTCTTAATAAGAGTAAAACCCATACCTATTCCACCTACTTCATATAATCCCGGAAGCTCCGGCACTTTGCAGTATACCCATTTTTTGCCTTTTCTATTTAAGATACAGGGTTCAAACGGTTCACGCCTCTTATAGCAAATCCCTCCCACTATAGAGATATTTTTATCACAGGCCCTTAGAAGTAACCTCATTAGTGATTCTGCACCGAATACCATATCGCTATCTACAAAAAACAGGAACTGACTGTTATGGTCAATAGCCACCTGTGCCAATAAGTTTCTTGCCGGCGCTATTATGGTTCGTTCTGTCCTTGCAAATACTACAGCTCCCAAACCTTTCGGCTGTTCCATAGAAAGCATAGAACTTACAAAGTCTGGGTCAACATCACCCCAGAAAGGAA